CAGCTTGTAGAAGCTCCCATTGGGGTTCCTAATGGTATAGTTGTAGTTACTTGAGCTAGATTACTAGCTTGAGTAAATAAAGTAATTTGATTGGTTGTTACACCTGTGTAATTAACCTTAATTAGAAGCCTATCTGTGGCACTTATAGTTGTTTGAGTAACTGTCATTGCCGTAGAATATAAGGTCGTTGTTAAGAACCCTAATGTCGTTGTTGCAGATGTAAACAACAAAGTAGCAACACTACCATTATATTTATATAGTTCATACTGAACCTGAGCACCTGCAAAGGCAGTTAGAATAGAATAATAAGCACTAAAAGTCCAAGTTCCTGCTGGTATCGTAGTTACACCAGGATCTAAAGCATCCGTAATAAACGAAGCTATTGTTCCTGCTCCTGTTTTAGTAAATGTAACCGATGTTCCACCTACCTGGCTTCTGCTTAATTCTTTACATACAATACTATCAAAAGTACCTTGTGCAGTACCTCCATTAAAGTAGTAGATAGCGTTGCTATCATATTCATATAAAACTATATTAGTTCCGTTTATTGCTGATGCCATATTTTAAAATTGACTTGATTCGTAATAATAATCATTTGTTAAGGTACTAGCTATTTCTGTATTTGATATTTGAAGTAATGTTGAATTTATTTGATTGTCTACAAATGAGATTGTAGCATTACCTAACATATATGAATCACTTGCTATATTTATAGGACTAGGATCTGTGTCAGTAGCCTTTACTAATTTAGAAGCATTAAATATACCATTAGTGGTAGAATAACTAGATAAATCACAATCAAGATTTATTATATTTTTACCATATATGTTAATAAATTGCTGAGTTAATAGTTCTTGTAAACTAACAAAACCTCCACCTGGGCCACCATACCTACTCCAATTTATAGCTATTGAATCATTAGAAAGATATAAAGCACCAATTTGTATTGGGTTTACATCTGTACCAGTTACGCTTGGTGCATAAAAACCATAAGGTACATCTATTGTATTAACATATTGCTTATTGTTATCTGTATAAGCAGAATATACTACTGATTCTAATGTGCTTCTAAAAGATAATTGAAAATTACCAACTGTTACAGTTGATGTAGTTGTAGAATCTAGAAAAAACCCAAAACTTAATTGTCCATCTATTGGGAATGGTTTAGATTTTACATTAAAATTAAAAGGAGCATAAGACTGATTAGGGCCTACAAGAGCATTCGTTAGTGCATTAGTTGACCAAGATCCATCTAAATCCATATAATATACAGAACCAGCTGTTGGAGTTATAAAAAATTGTACATATCCGTTTACAGCTGAAACGCTACCAGATAAGAATGTCATTGTATAATCTAATGAATCACCTAAACAAACTTTAGGCAATCCTGTATTAAAAATAGTCATTTTACTAGTTGGTGTACCTCCTCTAGTTAATATATAAGTAGCATAATTTTCATCTACATTATCAACTATTACAAATGAATTACCTGTGCTTGTTTGTACAGGATTCCAATTATAAGGCTGATTTGTATTTTGTGATGGTCTTAAATTCCAATTAGTCATATAATTATCAGGGTAAGTAATAGAGTTATTAATAACTACTTTATTAAATCCTTTCTTAAATAATTTGACTTGAGAATTATTTATAAAATATAAATCACTTGTGTTACCTGTATAAGCTTGAATAGTACTTAAAGTATTCAAATTACTACCACTAGCCACAACTGTTCCACTTGAGTTGTATTCTGTGTACCAATTATTTGTATTAGCAAATTCATTAATAGCTACTACCCACCATTTACCACCTGCTTGGAATATTCTACAACCAAAGGTTTTTGCTATATTAGATAAAATCTCTAAGCAATTCTTATATGTAGAAGGGTTTTCTAAGAAGGTTCTATATGGAAGATATGTTTGTATGAATGGTTCATTATAAGATTGAACACCTCTATTGCTCATACCAGTTGAAAAGTATGAACAAACTATTACAATATTGGAATTGGTTGGCTGAAAGTCTAAAGCATTAAAACATAATCTCATAAAATATAGCAGATTATTTTTACTATTAATGCTATTAGTAAATAACTCTGGTAAATCTATATCTTTAAGCATACCAAGTCCATCAATGGCATTAAAAGACATTTGCCTTCTACCAGTAGAAAATCCTATACTAACGCTATCGCTTAGTACCCACCCACACCATTCTAATGTAGCATCTAGATAAAGCTGAGCAAAATATTTTCTATCGTTAAGCGTAACTAGATTAGGTATATTAACTAAATCATCAGTAATATCTATTGTAATTCCTAACTGACTAGCGAATATTGGCTCAAAAGGATCATCTGAATTTGGTAAATATTGTAAATTTATATCTACTCCTTGGTATTCAATAACAGTTGGTGCAGAGCCTAAGCTTTCTTGTAAATACAAATAAGCTGTTTTATTAGCTCTTGTAGCAAACGTAAATTTATATTTATTATAATATGCCATTATGAACCTCTTCTTAAGTTTAATGATGATTCAGACCTATTCAAAGCTAATACCAAATCACTACCACGAAGTACAAAACTACCTCCACCACCTCCAATAATATCTTTTAATTTATCTAATGGTGCTACAACCTCGGGGTTTGAACTAGCACCAGGATATTCTCCAATTAATCCCATTGTAGGGCCACTTACAATACCACCATTTGCGAATGCTTTTGCACCTCCTGCAGCCGACATACTTTTTGATGATTCTGATAGTCTTCCCTTTACATACGTTCCTAGTGCAACTAATGCAATACCTGCTGCTATCGCAACAACTGGGTTTAAGTCTTCTAAGGCTTTCTTAATTCCTTCAATCGCAAATCCTGTTGCTATTGCTAATTGACCTATTTGAATTAATCCATCAGCTAGTATACCTAAAAAACTATTCATTACATCTTTAATACCACCTCCTTGAGATAGCATCTTTCCAATATTTTCTCCTAGGCTTGTACCTAATTTTGTTAAAGTCTCACGAATAATTGTATTTAAAGAATTAGTCACATCGACCATAGACACTTTATAATCTTTAAGTTTATCTTTAGATCCATCTATAGCTGCATTAACTCTTATTAATGCATCATCTATTTTATCAAATTCTGCAGCCGTGTATCCACCAACAGAAGCTAAATCATATAATTTATTTTTATAATCTTCTAGTATTTTTATTCTTTCTGCAGCAGTTGATTTACCACCTTTAAGTAATATTTTAGTTTCTACATCAGATTGTATTTTTAAGGCATCTAATGAATTTTGTAAATTCCTTTCATTAATTGTATTTTGTTCTTTTGAATCTTGTTCTGCTATAGACCTCCTAGTATCATATAATTGTTTGTGTAAATCAGCAGCTTTATTTAAATAAAAAGATTCTTGTATAAACCCAAGTTCGTGCCAATAATTTAATTCAGAAGTATATCTTTGAAGTATTTCTACTTTTTTAGTGCTATTATCATCTGCATATTTTAATTCATTATCTAAACTATCTGTAAATGTTTTTTGCTCTTGTTCAATAATCTTAGTATAATAAGCAGGGTCTTCTTTTACTTTTTTATCTTTTTTAATTTTAGCCGCTCCATTATCTAAACTTTCTGCATCTTTGTTTTTTATTTGAGCAAGAGTATTTTCTTTTAATTTCTCAGTAAATAATGCGACATTACCTTGTGCCTTAGAAATTTCTTTACCTTGTTTATTAAAAGCAGCTGTAGTTATATTCATTGATGTAGTAACACCATTCCCAGCACTTTTTAGTATTTGGTAAGTAGTTTCTAAAAAACCTAGATTTTTTACAACTTGCTCGCCTTGCTCGGATTGAAGCTTAAATATTTTTGCTTCTTCTTCTGCTATTAATTTAGAAAATGCTTCAGCTCTTGCCCTTCTTAATAAAGCATCGGATATTTTGTCGGTAATTTCTATTAAAGCTTTTCCGTCATTTATATCCGTTTTTTGAAGCTGTATATTTCCTTTATATTTATCTTTAAGTAATTCTAATGCATCTTTTCTTTCGTTAGTGCTTTTAGTTACATCATTAATTATTATTAATAATGCCGAATTTGTTGCAGTCTCTGCTTTTGCTACACCGATCCCATCAGAAATAGCAACATTTAATCTTTGTTGTGCACTATCTACACTACTAATTCCATAAATAAAAGAAGTTATTTCCTTTTCGTAAGCTGTTGTAAACGCTATAAGGGCAGAAGCTATTAAATAAATAGGCCCAGCAGCTCCAGCAATACCTCCTACAAGAGCAGGAAGGTTATTTTGAATACCTCTAAATCCATAAGGTAAATCTTGTAACACTAATGCAAAGTTTGTAAATTGCTGATTAGACTTTTTTACTGATTTACCTGTATTATCTAATTTTCCTGGTATTGCTGTTAATGAACTAGCAAGTGCATCATATTGTGCTTTTAATTTTTGAACCTCTGGATTTAATGCTTGAAACCCACTAGTCATAAGACTATTCATTGCTCTTTTTAAGGCTTCCATTTTATCTTTAACGACATTGCTTGTATCGCCAAATAATTCAGCCATCCCGTTTATCCTATTAAAATCCTTATTTAAATTTCCAGCTATAGTTCTTATGTTACTCTCAAAAGAAGTAGCGACTTTAGCTAATCGCAAAAAAGCACCTTCTGCTTCTTTAAAATCTGCCGTGACTCTAATCTGTAATAATTCTTCTGCCATTATCCTTTAAATTTAAATATTTCCATATTTTTTTAGTACAGCCTGTAATTCATCTTCTGTCATTACTCTAGGCTTGACAAAGTTACGATTATCACAATCTAATTCAATAAGCTCACTAGGTTTGACTTTCTTACCTTTTGGTAGTTGGATATTGATAAGCATTGTGGTTTGCCATCTAGTTCTTATCCATTGCTGTTCTTCTTCGTGTCTATATCCATACCAAACAAAATCTAACTCAGCCATCGTCATCTCCCAAAACAAATGGGGAAGCACTTTGCACTCCCCCATTGTATATCTTTCTATGTCAATCCACTCTAATTTTTTTTTACTCCATCCTTTTTAGTTGACTTTGTTGGCTTATCTTCTATACCGCTATTCATACTATCTGATAAAGCTGCCATAACATCTTGGAACTTAGCTCCAGTCATTCCTCCCATATCATCTATCCAATTACATACTTCAAATTCCGTAAAACTTGGAGTAATTCCTTGTGAATACAATGGGTATTCTGCAGCTGATTTCATCAGGTTTACAATAGCGTCAAGTGAATCTTTGCCACTTAAAGCTTCTCCTATTTCAGAAGGCCCTATGCCTTGTAATTGACAGAATCTTTTAAGACTCCAAGTACAAAAACGCATCGGTATCTTCTTTCCATCGGAAAGAGTTAATTCAAATTGTCCTCTCATTTTGGTTTATTTTTGATTGGTTATTATGCGTTGGTAGCGATAGTTAATACTCCTGTTCCTTTGAAAGATACTGAGTAAGTAACTGGATTCTCCATATCAGCAGTCATATCTACACTCTCAATAAATGCTGAACCTGAATAAATCACATCACCTGTAACTGGTGTTACACCACCTACTGTTGAATTATCTACTGTTGTAAACTTAACTGTAACTGCTGTTCTAGCTATTGCTAAAGCATTCAATTCAGCTGTAGTTACATAAGTTGCAACTGTTCCAGGTACTACTGTAGCTAAACCATCAGTAGTCAAAGACCAAGACCTTTGTCCACCAATTTCATCAGCCCAGCCTAAACTTTGTTTTGTAGATGCATCTGGAGCATCTATAGCTAAACTTAATGAACAAGAAGTAGCAAATCCTATTACTTCCGTTCCAATTAGAACTACTAATGAAGTTCCGTTAAATACACTTGTTGTTGCCATTTTATTTTATTTTTCTTTTATGTTAATTGATTCACGAAATGATCCATTGTTATTACCCTTCTAAACACATAGACTTCATTTACATAGTCAAAGGTAGCATTGTTAGAGCCAACCTTACAAGTAACTATTTTAAAATCAGGTGCTGTATTAGGATAACTAGGTGGTCTAACACCTATAATTCCTAATAATTCGTTGGCATAAGTATCTACCGTTTTCTGCCCTACTTCACCTGCTTTAAAGGTCGTATAAACTATGTCAAATTGAATAGTAACGTCAAAACTAAAGCTTTGTTTATTACTATTGTCTACTTGTGTTTGACTGCTGATAATCAAAAAAGGCGGTTCTACAGTATCAGGTGCTATGGTATCATAAACACTTAATGAGTAAGAAGCCGATGCAAGCTTATCGAAATAAGCCTTCCTTAGTGTATATCCGCAGTCCTTCATTTTTTACAAATTTAACGAAATATATTTATATTTAAATTAGGCCATTTTAAAGGCTCTTATTTTTTTTAAAGCCTTTGTATAACCTATTTCAAAATTATTAAATAAATATGATCTATATGGCATATTACTATTCCTTAAGCCTCTGCCTCTAAACAAAGAAGCATAAGGTGTTATATTTTTTGATGCTATATTATATTTCCTTGATGGAATCCCAAACCCACTACCAGTACCAAATTCTACATAAGCACCATAATCAACAAGCGAATTACCTACTACTATTTCAGCAAATTTCCCATTAAATGGGATAGCATTAATGCTCCTAGATAAATTGCCTGTTCTTTGGTATGAAGAATTTGTGGTTAAATGTGGTAAATCGGCTGCATCTGCACTAGCTTCTTTTGCTATTTCTACAACCATTACGTTTATTTCTGATATAATATGAGACTTAAAGCCTTCATAACTAGTAGCAAACTTCTTTTTTAAACTATTTAAGCCTTTTACTTCTAAAAACATTACTTAAGAGTTGAACAACCGATTAAATAATACTGGTTTAAATCTCCTTCGTTTATAATAGAGTTAATCATATAAGTCTTTGATTTCCAAGTAATTACAAGAGCATTAGTAAATGTCTTACCACTTGTATATCTAATCCTAAATGTAGCATTATCATTAATATTATCCTTACCTGCTACATTAGTCCTACTGTTCGTATTAGAGACCAATTCAGCCCAGCAAACATAATAAGATACCAAAGTGTTCACGAACCCTCCAGCACTATCAGATACGCTCGTTTTGCTGTTAAACGTTATTCTATTTCTTAATTTTCCTATCATTATAAGAAGGTACTTACCCTTTTGTAAGGTTTCATTAATTCGTAAGCAGTTGTTAAATTGGCTGAAGGCTTAGTGCTTTCAACGCTTGATTCTCTGTATTCATATAAATCACCTACCATCTTCAATAGAGCAGTTTTCATAGACTCAGGAGTTGTAGAATATCCACAAGTATAAGTAAATCTAAACTCACTCATAAGTGGAGATACCATATAAATCTTTTTATAAGTATCGCCTAAAACTCTATAATCTCCAAGTACCATTGCTACCCAAGCAGCACCATCCCAATACTCTACTAATGTAATAGAGTTAATAGGGGCATAAGGAAGCTCTATAAACTCATCTACATAAGCTACTACCTTTAAAGTTCTAGCCGTCATAGCTACCGCAGCATACTGCTCTAATCTGATTCTAGCCGTTTCTATAAGGTTAGTAATCAAAGTATCATCTTCGCTATAATCTACTCTTAAATAATCTTTGGCTGCCTGTAGGGTAACTATTGTTGCCGAAGGGGCTACTGTAGTAGTTACATCTCTTAGTATCTGCATTATGCTAATTTTTACAAAAATACTTAAAATTTAGTGTAAACAAAAAGGGATAGCTTTTTAGGCTATCCCTTGTATTGTAAATCTAATTAAAGCTTATGCGACGTTGCCAAAATCACCATATATAAACGCACCAGCGTAATAGATAGGTAAAGCGATACGAGCCTCAACTCTTACAGTAATCATATTCTTAGTAAAGTTATCAGCATCAAATTCAGAGAATTGAACTGAGATACCTTGATTCTGCATAATTTGAGCACCCATAGACCAGTCACCTACTACAAACTTATCTACTGCGATTGCAGTTGATTTGTAAAGAGGGATACCAGCGATAGATACACTACCATCAGTTGTAACAACTGTAGAAGCAGGTAAAGAGTACGCAGAACCTGAGTTCTTAGTATTCATAATAGCAGCCCAATCAGTTGGGTTAACTAAGATACCTGTTGCAGAATAGTTAGAAGTTTCTAACTGAGCAATAGCTTGAACTAATTGCTCTACGTCTACTGTAGCAGCACCTGTTGCAGCTGTAGCTACTGGTAAAATACCTTGTAAGTTAGGAGCAGTACCATCACCACTTAAGATTTGAGCATCTTCAGCAACTAAATACTTCTCTAATAAACGAGATTGTAAGAAAGAAGTCATAGCAGGTATATCATCTAACATTTGACGAGAGATACGAACATAACCAGCGATATACTGAGCAGCTGCATCTTTCATTGTAATGTCAAAATCAACTTGTGCTTTAGCAGAACCTTGAGTTTGAGTTGCTGGAGCACCTTCTCCACCACTTTCGTAAGGGAAAGTAAATAAACCTTGAGACAAACTACCGATTGGTAATAAGCTTCTCATATGCACCTTACGAGAAGGTAAAGCATATACTTGATTAGCATATTGACGAGTGATGTCACCTGTAAGGTTAACCGCTTCTGTCATATTACCAACTGCCTTTGTATCCAAGATAAAGCTTGAACGCTTTTGTTCACCACGAGCTAATTTTGCTAAACTATCTGTATTTTGTTCGATAGCGTCTGCAAGGGTAGCATTAAACCCTTTTACTTCTGTTTGATTCATTTTAATACGATTGTTTTTTGCTTCCATTTTTTCAATTTCATCCTTAACAACTGTGATTGAAGCTTTAGTAGCTTCTAATTCAGCCTTTACGCTTTCTAATGCACTAGCATTATCAGCCTTCGCACTTTCGATTGCTCCGTTTACTTCGGATTTGATGCCTTCGAATGCACTTTTAATTTCTTCTACCATTAGTTAAAAAATTTTAAATGATTGTAAATATTTGTTTATTTCTATCTCAACAGAAATCATCGGATCAGCTTCCTCAGTTGGCAATGCTTCTTCAGCGGTTGGCTCAGGTGTGATTGACTCTTCATCTTCCATCTCAGATAGATATTGTTGTAATTGTTTAAGTTTAAGTTCTAA